CCCCATCAGTGAAATCTGTGGGCATATCAGGCCAATTGGCTGGCTCTCGCACAGATGTAATCGTCGCAGATGACATCGAAGTCCCAAACAACTCCATGACCCAAGGCATGAGGGATAAACTATCAGAGGCTGTGAAGGAATTTGACGCTATTCTTAAACCAGATGGGCGTATCATCTACCTTGGGACACCACAGAACCAAGAGAGCCTCTACAACAAGCTACCCGACCGTGGATATAAGGTCAGCATCTGGCCAGCACGATACCCGAACACTGACCAAACTGTTGGCTACGGTTACAAGTTAGCCCGTCTCATCGCAAATGCTATGGCTGCAGACGATACAATCGTTGGAGAGCCTACAGACCCTAATCGCTTCTCAGATTTTGACCTATTGGAACGTGAAGCATCCTACGGACGCTCTGGATTTGCGCTGCAGTTTATGCTCGATACGAGACTCTCTGATGCCGAAAGATACCCCCTCAAGGTGTCTGACCTAATCATCATGGATGTACCCACTCAGGAGGCCCCTGAGAAGGTCTCATGGTCATCTGACAGCCAGTACATCGTGGAAGAATTGCCGAACGTGGCATTCAACGGTGACCACTACCATAAGCCCATGTTCATGAGTTCTGAGTTCGTCGAATACACAGGTTCGGTCATGAGTATTGACCCCTCAGGACGCGGTAAGGATGAAACTGGGTATGCAGTCGTAAAGATGCTGAATGGCTATCTATACGTCCGCAGATGCGGTGGCATCGCTGGCGGGTACTCAGAGGAAGCACTGCAGAAACTGGCGGTCATCGCCAAGGAAGAACAGGTCAATGAGATTATCGTTGAGAGTAACTTCGGTGACGGGATGTTTAATCAGCTGTTCATGCCAGTGCTGAACAAGGTTCACTCGGTTACCATGAGCGAAGTCCGCCATAACACACAGAAGGAACGCCGCATCATCGATGTTCTTGAGCCAGTGATGAACCAACACAGATTGGTCATGGATAAGAAGGTTATTCAGAGGGACTTCGATAGCTGTCAACACCTGCCCCCTGAGCAAGCCCTCAGGTATCAGCTGATGTACCAACTGACCCGTCTCACGGCTGACCGTGGGGCATTGACCAATGATGACCGTCTAGATGCCCTGGCTATGGCTTGCCAGTATTGGGTTGATGCGATGGCTCAGGACGTTGAGCAGCGCATGGGTGTGCGCAGAGAAGAGATGATGGTCTTAGAGTTGGACAGACTGAGAGCAGCAGCATCTATGGGTTACGCTGTTATTACGGGTCACCAAGGTCAGAAGACCAATCTTAGGTGGTGAGCATTAACATTTCAGCGAGAAGTTCACCCGATGCAGACAATGAGTTCTGTCTACTGATGAACTGCATTTCACGCCCATATTCCATGGCAGCAAAGAGTGAGTCCTCAGATGCTCTTTTTTGACAGTGGGCCAATACAGCTTCAAATTTTAAAAAGTCAGAATGGTCGGTCATGAAGTCAGTAAAGCACAACATTTTGTGCTACGCAAATTAAAATACACTATAAGTAGACCCTTGGGTCTGATGCCGCCGATGTCAAAACCCTTTATAAAATGACCAATTTCAAAGGTTGCACGTAAAAGGGTAATAGAAAGAATTTACCCTATAGGTTAACCCCAAGGTTATACCCAATTTTGTGGATAAAATAATGGCAAGGGCGGCATCAATCTATATATGAGCCTATAGTGTCAGCTAAAGAGGGCAGCTGGTTTAACCTATAGAGATAGGGGCGGATGACTAACACGCTGCGTTCACCCACAGCTGCTGGCCATCCTAGGACCAGCATTTACCTCCCAACAAACGCCAACCTCTCACGGAGAAGAAAAAGGCTATTAAAGCTCTCTCCAAGGCACTGGTGGTTCGACTGTTAGTAATTTCAAATATCCAAGACAAAAAAACGCCAGCCCCCCAATTTGAGTAGGCTGGCCAGTACACCCTGTAAGTGACCAGGGAAATTGGGTTACAGGATGATACCTCGGAGGTATGTTATGACGGTGTAAATGGTTTCATCGTGAGACAACTTTTTCTGTTGCTTCCGTGGCGTCAAAGAAGATGAACATTTGGCAACTGCACGATACACGGGCAGATTTCTATATTTCGCGAATAATTTAAGCGGAAAAATGTGAAAGGGTATATGTATATGGCCCGAGCGCAAATCCCCCCTCGGCCAACGCTGCCATCAGCCAAATTTTTAACCAGTTTACCGTCAAAATTACCGTTGAGGTAGGCGATATTCATAAAAATAAGGGTCTTAGTGGTCATATTTAACAGGTATTACAATTTTAATATGCCCAATCAGCTACTGCAGCCTTGCCTAATTCATTTTAGGGTTCTCTGTTGTTTTCAATCACCATCGGCAAACAAACATAAATTGACGATGTCAAACGGCCAATGAGATTTCTGCGCAAGAGCATTTAGCAGTCTTACAGCTGTCATCACAATTCGTGGACAGCGCAGTCTCCAAGACCTGCAATGTTGGTGAAGGCGTCAGCTATGATGATTTCAAAAACCTATACTTCGATGCGTGGAAAGCAGGATGCAAAGGCATAACCACCTTCCGTGCCGCAGGGAAACGATATGGGATTTTGAACGAGGTCAAAACTGAAGAGAAGTCAGCCGCTGAGGCCTGCTACATTGACCCGAACACTGGTCAGAAAAGCTGTGAGTAGTTATTCCCACCACTTGAGAAGCTCTTCTCCTCTGCATGAAATTTTTTGAAATGCGTCGATGGCGCTAGGTAGTGACCCATCGTAGATTTTTGTCATGCCTATCTGATAAAAAGCGCCACTTATCATTGTACGCTTTATATAAGTCCGATCCTCTTCGTTCAGATTTAGATAGATAGAGTTAAGGTTGTCCACTTCACCATGTAAAACTTCTAACGGTGCGCCTGCTGCAGCCTGAGAAAACAATGTGAAAGCGAGACCCCTACACAGTTCTCTAGTTCCCCCAGGAATTTTTTCTATCCTTTCGTCCAGCGTCTCAGCGTGCGCTGAGGTGCCAAAAGATAGCAAAAACAAAAGTACCATCAGGTTTCTCATCAACCCAACCTTTCAAACAATTTTTCAAACGAAACTAAGCTTGTCCTTTCATTAGGGCAAGTTTGTTTGCTGCACTTAAGCTTTTGGTCGGTTGGTCTCCCTCCGAGAAAAGCGATGAGCCGACTGCTCGTTAAACGAACAAATTCACACTATGGGTTAGGGGCTTGCGCGAGGGACTAAATACTGATTCACTCCCTCTTGTACGGAGAAAAGTGAAGTTTTAAGTTAAGAAAACAGCATTTCGACTTACTAAGAGACATCGGACTGTAACTCCCTCGCGGAGACGCACGCCTGGTTCGATTCCAGGGTCGCCCACCACTTTATCATAACAAATCTTGATAGCTTGCCATGCAGTTTACCAAAGAGATGGTGTAACGCCCCACAGGTCAACGCTGCGCGCCTTTGGGATTTGGGCTCTGCCAAACCTGCAAGTCGATGGGCGCAAGGGGGGAAAGCCCGAGGATGGCATCACTGAGCTTTTCAGCCAGCATAATCGTGGGCGCATTGGTGTTGCCATTGGTCACGAAGGGCATAATCGAAGCATCCACAACCCGCAGCCCAGACACCCCGTGCACCGTGCCTTGTGGATCCACAACCGCCAGCCGGTCCGTCGCCGGCCCCATGCGAGCCGTACACGACAAATGCCATTGTGAACTGGTATGGCTGGTTAACTTTGCATCAAGCGTCGCCTCAGATTGACAGGCTGCGCCTGGGAAAATTTCAACCCCTTTTAGAGCAGAAAACGCAGGCTGTTCCACCAGTTCACGCACCCAATGAATGCCTTTTCGCATCAAATCGCGATCCCTCGGATCTTGCAGATAATTGGCCAAGATTCGCGGAGCATCAGCCGGGTTATCCGATCGCAACTCAATCGAACCACGGCTGTGCGCACGCATCAAACCTACATGAATTTGAAAGGCATGTTCTTTCAAAGGTGACCAATTTTCATCCACCGCAATTGGAGAAATGGTCAGCTGTATGTCAGGATATTCCACCCCCGCATCCGACCGAATGCAAGCCACAGCGTCAAAGTGATTGGACGCACACAGCCCGTCACCAGCAATCAG